TTTGTAGTAAAACATTCGCTGAACGCCATCTTTAGTTTGGCTGTCCCACTCACGCATCTGTATTGGTTCGATTATTTCAATTGAACCATCAGTCGGTAAGTTCCAAACCTCTAGTATCTTTTTCCAGTCCGCAGGAGGACCAGACATTGGTTCAGTTACTACCCAACCACTTGAACCATCCCAACTAATTCCAGGTTCAAATCCTTTTGGATGTGTTACTTTATTTTTTTGATAGGTTGATTCTTCGCCTAACTTACTTAATTCGTTAATCAGATTCATTACGCTTCAATTTGACTCGATATCTTCTAATCGTGTCTGAAGATACTTCATGTCCATATTTTGATAACAATTCAGAGATAGTTGAAGATGAAACATTTTTGTTACTCAATACAGTTATTAAAGATTCTTGTTCTTCTGGTTTTAGTTTTGATAATATTATTGCAACTAATGATTGACCTTTTGCGTTCTTCGCTTGATTAAGTGGTAATTGCTTTAAATCTTCAATTAGATTCATATAAGCACAATATCAGCAAACTGAATTAACTACAATCACACGACACGCTTTAGTACCAATTTTTACGATTATGATGAGCCAAAGCATTACAAGGAGTTTTATAACGCTTCTTAATGTAATCTAATCCCCATCTAACCTGTGTTATTGGATTAACTTGATAATCAATGCCAGCAGATGCCATTTTTTTCGCTGGTAATGCTTGAGGTATGCCATAAGCTTTTGAACTTCTATTTTCTTTCAAGTGTGGGTTTGGTTGTGTTCTCCAAGATGATTCTCTTTGCCACAGTTCATCAAGACACTTCCATTGTGTATTCGATAGGTGTAATCGCGCATAGTCACGATAATTACCAGTACGGCTTGCAATAGTAATATGTCGCTCCTGCCCATCTTTGTAATCGGTGGGCAGAAGCAACAATATTTGTTCTATCAGACAGATTCCTTTGTCTCAGTAGGAGTTGCCCAAGGGTCATAATCTGGACCATGATTAGCGCGTAACGCTTTAATCAATTCACCTTTGTTATTGGTTTTGTCGTCAATTATTTTGATTGCTTCCATTTTGGTCAAATGTTGAACACCAGCAATCTTTCTTGGACTACCTAGCCATTTTGTTACGTACGACCATCTTTCTTCATGGTCGCGCATACCAGATGAGATAAAAGCATCTTCAAGAATTGACTTCACAAAAGAAGCTTGTTTCTCGGTGATGTTGTTATCGTTAGTTACTGGTTTGTAATTCTTAGGGTCATAATTGCTAACCTTTTGCATTTCTTCACGACTTGGTCTTGAACCTTTTGGAGCAAAATTCAAGTTAGCCAAAGCGCGACCAATAGCAGAAGTCTCACAATTTTCAAGGGCAGAATTACGATTGACTGGTGAACTACCAACTCTTTCTTCTGCGTATCCAGTTGTAGCAGGATTAGTATCATTCGCATCGCGATAAACTAATGCTTTTACTATGAATTGTTGCTCTGAGTGAGTTACTAGTTCAGTTATGATTCGACCATTTGTGAACTTTTCATAAAATGAGCGAATACGATTTTCTACTGGTTCATAAGAAGATAAATCAAACAAAGTTTGGCTCCTCTGTTGAACAAGTGCAGTTAGAACGATAATTCATGCAACTCTCACATGGATTATGTCCAAAATGTGACTCCTGCAAGATTAACCATCTCACCTTTTGTTGAGTGGATAATTTTTCCCAAATTGCTGGGTCATCAATGTATAACTTATTTTGTGCCATCTTACCTACCTTTCGTGAGCCAACCTGGCTGGAACTACCTTACCTGGCTGACCCGACAAAACTTGACTTTGACCACATAGGCCATTAAGGCAATTTAAGGGTGTTTTTAGGCTCTTTTACGCTTGCTTGAGGAAGAAGCCTCTAAGGCCTCTAATCTGGCTGAAATGATGGCTGTTTCAAGTTTTAATTGACCAACCATAACTGCCACATCTGCGAGAGAGCGACCTCCATTTGCGTGTGGCTGGATTTGATATGTCGCGTTATCAATATAATTTTGTATTGGTCGCACTACTGCATATTTGACAATAACATAAAACACTCCACCGATAGCAGTAAGCGCACCAGCGACTTGACCTGCCATGATTATATTTTCAGTCATCATTATCCCTTATCGGCAAAGTTACTAGCCATATTACTAGACCACCGATAATAAGATAACCAGTCACGATTTTCGCTGACCCATCCAAAGTGAAATAAGCAATACCAAGACCCACATAAGTCCAAATATCACCTGACATAGCAACAACATATTTGCGTATCCAGTTCATCATTACTTTTTATTCCTTTGTGAAGCTTGTATGTTCGCACTAGCCATTGTCGCTACCTGAGTGATGATTATTGCGCCTATGACTACTGCTTGAGATTCTTCCCTTTGTTCTTGAGTCATATCTGAGCCAACATTCATTATCGCTTCTGTCGCTGCCAATAATTCAGTTACGCCTGGTATATCTTCAAGCGCAGTTGGTACTGATAATTCTATCGTGTTTTCAGCGATGTATTGCGCGTTTATTTCCTCTTGTAATTCTTCTAGTGTAGATTCTTCTTCAACGATTGGAGGTTCAAATGTTTCTTCTTGGATTATTTGTTCAGTTATTTCTGGTTCTATGTCTTCTATCGTTGGCAGGATTGGCTCTGGTGATGGGATTACAGTCTCCTGAATTAAAATCGTTTCGTTTTCTGAGTTATCTATGCTTATTTCTGGCGTTGGTTCTAATGTTGGTTCTATCGTTTGAGTTGGCGTAGGTGTTGGAGTTTCTGATAGTGATGGTTCTATCGTTGGTGTCGGTTCTATTGATGGAGTTGGACTCGGATTTGGAGTAGGTAGTGTGGTTACTCCGTTCCAGGTTAATAAATAATTTCCAGTTGGAGTTTGGTTGCAACACATCAAGGCATAGGAAGTTGCGCGAATAAAATAACTTCCTGCTTCTATGGGTGCAGAAATGTAAGATGCCAAAACATTTGTGGCTGAGTGTGCACCATCATCATTTGCAAATAATTTAATTGTTCCTTGCCAAAGTTCAATCCAAGAATCAATAAAACCTGGATTTGCTTGTGGTGTGCCAGTAGTTGTTTGTATTGTTATTTGTGTTGGTGCTGTTGCTTCAACTTGTATATCTACATAAGGAACTTCTGGTGATAATTGAATATTTTGTTCTTCAGCAAAAGCAGGCGCAATAATGAAACCTATTAGTACAAAAGTTAAGAATAAGCGCAGTTTGACGCGCTTGTTCAATTAGGCTTCCAGTATTCCTTTAGGGTCTAAATCTTTTCCTGCTGACCAACGAATGTTGTCACGCATTTCAAAATGCAAATGTGGACCAGAAGAATTACCAGTATTACCTGATTCGCCTATGTGTTGTCCTTTTTTGACTTCATCTCCAGGTTTAACCAGTGATTTAGATAAATGTGCATAAATAACCCAAGCGTTTTGTCCTTCAACTTTTTGTACAATTTGAGTTCCATAAGATTTGCCCCAATTAGCATTAGCAATTTTTCCACCTACCACAGCAATAATGTCAGTTCCTTGTGGTACAGCAAAATCAACTCCTGTGTGATAGCCCGTACTCCACATCTTGCCTTTTTTCTTGTAAGGTGTTGTAATCTTTCCGTTAGCGATTGGTAATCCCATTATTTACTATCTTCTTTCTTATTGGCTTTCTTAAATATCGCATCAACTTCTTCTTGCGTAAGCTTGCCGTCATCTAAAAATGCTTTTGCTAAATCTGTTATAACTCTTGAAACTGCTAAAGCACCAGCGATAACTGCTGAATTTAATGGTTCTACACCAATGAAACTACCAGCACCAATTGCAGGTAATGCTGTAACTAAGAATAAAGCAAAACTTCTTAGAACCACGTCTTTAATGATTGCTGGTTTCATTATTTGACCAACGCTTCTATTTCAGCATCAGTTAAACCAAGTGCTTTAAGTTTGGCTTTGCCTGAAACTTTTTTGGCTTCGACTTCTTCTTTCGCTGCATCTTCTAACGCTTTTTGTTCAGCGTAGGCTTCAGCGTCTGCTTGCATTTGTGCCACTTCGGCATCTGTTAGTTCTATTTCCTCGGTGATGCCTGTTGAGCAATCGACTACGAGTTTGGTTGGGTTTGCCATTGTTGTTTTCCTTTTCTTTTAACTAGATTTTATGCCATAAAGAGTTGCTGTGGAATATTCAGCAAAATCACCTACATCTGAAGTTAAACCAATGCTTGTGATAGCAGAAGTATTAGACCACAAACCAGCAATTAAATCCTGTTCAGCACCAGTCGCATTATTTTCTTCAACAGAATCACAAGAATAAGATTTATTGTTAGCGGAAGTATAATTAGGAACATATAATTGTAAAGAACCAAACACACTCGCAGTCACAGTTGAACCAGGAATAGTTCCAATAATTCTTAAAGAACCATTATCTGAACCAGCAGAAGAACCATTACCATAAAGTCTACGATAAGAATAATTAGAAGTATTAGAATTAAAACTAACTGCGGCATATCTTGTTGATACACCAGTTCCAGTACTCCTTAAACTCATAACAAGTTGTAAATCAGTATAAGTTTGCGGAATAGAAGTAAAATCTATTGCGCTTGCACCACCTGAGCCAACAGTAAGAGTTTGGATTTTAACAAAAGTAGTTGCCACTATGCAGCCTTAGTCCCATAAAGAGTGAAAGTTGAACCAGCAATAACATCAGCAGTAAATTCTCCACCAAATGAAACGGAAGTAATCGCGCTAGTGCTACGCCACAAACCTGCTGTTACACCGACTTGAGTTGCATTACCTCTGATAAGACAAGTTTTATAGGTATTTGTATTTGCATAATTTTGAATATGAATAATATAAGCACCATCAGGTTGTGCGCTGCTTTTTAAGATAGTTGCAGCAATAGAAGTAGCAGATGAACTTCTATCTGAAAAAGTTGCAGTTCCTGTGCCACCTAAACGAGTACCAGAATAATTTGAACCAGTATCAGAATTGAAACGAACAGAAAAAACAATTCCACCCAAAGGAGTTGCAGCATTAGCCACTACAACTAAATCTGTGTATGTTCCAGGAATATTACTTAAAGTAACTGTTGTTGTTGCTGTTCCAACTGTTGTTGAAGCAATCGGTTCGTATGTTTTAGGCATTTACGCTTTCACCCCATACAAAGCAAACTTAGAATTAACAGAAAAATTAGCAGAATTATCAACAGTCCAAGTAATAGAAGTAATAGCACTTGTTGAACGCCAGTTACCTGAAGTTAAACCAACACGACCACCGAAACCAGAAACAGTTCCATTAACATCAAAACCACTTAGCGCACGAGTAGTTTTATATTTATTTGTGTTCGCGTAATCAAGAATATCTAAAATTAGTGTTCCAAAAACAAGACCAGAGTTACTTTGAGCAGATGAGAAGTTATCAAAACCTGAAATCGCAGTTGTGTTTTCAACACTAGAAGTTACTGAAGAACCATTACCAAAAAGAGAATGTGATGAATAATTTGAGGCACTATCGGAATTGAAACGCCAGAATACTTTATCTAAAGGTGCATTTGCTCTTGCAGTTTGCATTGAAGCACGAATTTGTAAATGAGTATAAGTGGCTGGAATTCCAGTAAATTCAACTGTTGGGGTTGCTGTTCCAACTGTCACAGTTGCAATAGATTCAAAATCACCAATCAAAACCCCTGCACCTAAACCATAGGCGCGTGCTGAAGCACCAGCAAAAGAACCAACAATAGGCATAAGCTTGTTCCTTTACTTAAATTGAGTTTGTGAGGCCAATATTTTATATGTCGGAGTCGCGGCAGTTTTAATAATGGTGAAAGAATAAGCATCAACAGAGGAAACATTCCCTGCTGCTGGAGCGACTCCTCCTTGCCAAATTGGTGTTCCTGCTGACCCATCAATTTGGAACGCAGTCGGATAGTATGCCGTTGTACCATTTGTGTTTAAGAAAACGTGTGTTACGGCTTCGCTAGTGTCAATATAAGAAGCAGCAGTAGTTGATGAATTACCGCGAAAGTTTAATGTGAAGTTTCCACTAGCGTTTGAGGTGTAATAGGTGACTGAAGTGTTCGCGATATCAACTGTGACTGTTCCAGTTGCCGCAGTGGCGGAAATTACAGTTAATTCTGATGGTGAAACTAAGTCTGCGCGATAATTATTTAGGTAGGCGTTAGTGTCAGAAGCAGTTAATACTTCTCCTGCCGTAAAAGTCTTATTTGCCATTTAGAATCCTAACCTGTCATCATCTAGTACACCAAATATTGTATCGTCTAATACAAAATTTGCATAATCTAGCGTACTTAAGTTCAGTACTACTATATGAGAAATGCTATCAGTTCTATGAGTTATGCCTGTAATTTGAGCATATTTATCTATTTGGCTACCGACATTATTTGGAGTGAACTTAATTTGAACGACTTGCGTGAGTTCCAAGCCCAAAACTGCATTTTGCTGGGCTGTGGATAAGGTTGCTAGTTCAACTTCGAGAGCGTCAAATCTATATTCTGGTTCTGAATAACGGCTTAATAAATATTCAGATAATAGTAATGAATCGGAATCGCTATCAAGCAATAAGTCGGTTTGTTCTAGTGTTGAAATACCATATTGTATTTGTGAATCAATGTCTTCGCTAGTTTGTGCAGTTCCATTAGCCCTCGTTACAACTACTCTGTTATATAATTGCTCAGAGCCATAAACTACAGATAAGTTATTAAAAGGAGTTGCTGAGCCGTCATCAGCAAAAGTCACAATACTACTTGAATCTAATGGGAATGTTCTATCTTGGAAATTGAAGTTGCCCTCTTTGCCGATAAAAATACTACCTGGTTCAGATTCGTTCACAGTTTGTAAGTAATCTAAAACGTTTACACCTTCATTTACCACATCTGCTTGCAGAGAAGCTTGTCCTGCGTCAATTACGCGATTCGCGACTGGCCAATTGACTTCAGGTCTTGACAGTACGGAGTTCATACGAGAACCAGATAATTCAGCAGAAGCAGTATGTGGAGTTAAGTTTTGGGTTGCTAATAAACTGAAACCATCAGAAGCGATAGCAACAACTCTATTGTCGCCATTTGGTTGATATTCTAAATTCCAATCATCAATCAAACCATAAAATAACGCAGTCCCATTTGACTGAACTCGTATTTCTCTGTGTGGGATGATTTGACCAGCAAACGGACTAGATGTGTTAAGGGGGTCAAAAGTCCTCAAGCGATTATCTAAAGTTACTGATAATTGACCAGCAGAATATCTATCTAGTTCACGGCTACGCCCTCTATTGCTATTTACCTCAATAAGAAATTCTGAAACATCATAAAATAAAGAACCACCTAAAGTAAATTCAGTATTGTCTAATACACCCGCGACTGGGTCATCAAGAGTGAAGAAAGGTCCACCCAAACTTGATAAGTCAAAACCTATTTCAACAGTGGTCGTTGGTACTGGCATTAGGCACTCGCAAATACAGGTCCAGAGGTTCTTTCGTATTTCTTAATCGCGTCCACAATGTCTTTACCAATTTGTGCGCCATTAGCACCCATTCCGGCATTAACAGTTATTTTTATATTCGCTGAACCTCT